CCAGGACCCTCTGCTCCCAAAGCAGATGCGCTACCAGACTGCGCTACACTCCGTTATAATTGGCGACCCATAGCGGTTACGATCCGCTGACACGTCTTAGACAGAGACGCGTGTTACCATTACACCAATGGGCCATGAATTGGAGGACCGGGTGGAAGTCGAATCCACACCTTGCAGATTAAGAGTCTGGTGCACTACCGTTATGCTACCGGTCCATTGTCACTCTTTTCGTCTGTGGTTACGCATAGAGATGGGACTTCGAAACCCAAACCTAGGGCCGTCAGAGGGCCCTGTGCTGCCTTACACCACACTACGCCTGTCACGTTGGCCACCGATAGTAACCACAGACGAAAAGAGTAAGAATGATCTCGCCGGAAACCACTTGTACGCTCAAAGAGTCCACGTACCGGTCGAGTTCGCTCGGTATCGGCCGAGCTCCGTATTCTTACCTTATACACTGCGCGACAAAATATGTCAACACGTCTTTTCATCGAGGTCGTTGAAGGACTGTCGCCTGGGAACCTGATCGAACGACCCGGCAGCGAAGACGACGACGTCATACGGTGCGATCTCTCGCTGGGCTCGCAGGTCCCATCCACGGTGGATGAAGTCCGGCGTACCGAAGACGCGGAGAGCTCGAGCGTACTCGTCTCCCCTGAAACCCACGAAGTGAACTGCCACGTCACCCTCCAAAAACAAAGGACCCCAGAACTTTCCAGCTCTGAGGTCCCGCTTACTAGGCGATGTGACTTGGCATCACACCATGCAGGACCTCATACGATCGACCCAGTTGTACTGGCGACCTTCGAAGCGAATCGGCTGTGCCGATGTATGTTGATACGTTTTGTTCATGCTTTTATTTATACATCGCGGACGATAAAATGTCAACCGTCCGCGATGTTTTTTCTCCTGTTAGGCCTGACGGGCCGCCTTCTGCTTCTTGATGAAGTCACGGATCATCGCCGTCGCCGGCTTCTCCATGGTCATCACCTGCTCATCGGCCGCCTCGTTCATCGCGGTCTTGACCGGCACGTCCTTCTTGGCGAACTCCTTGACGGCCTTGGGAGCCTTCGGCTTCGCGGTGGAGGCCTTGGCCGCCTTGCGGTTCTCCTTGGAGGTCTTCCAGGGAGTGGCGTCGGCCGGCACGTTCTTGACCCAGCCGTTCTTGATCATGTACTTGTAGTAGGAGCGGGCCGAGTACTTGTTGACGTCGATGGCGATCGAGATCAGGTTGGCCACCTCGAAGAAGTCCTTGTCGACGTTCTCCTCGATGATCTGGATGGCGATGCGCTTCTTGTCGCCGTGGGCGTAGGTCTTGGTGTCAGCTGCGTTGGTCATGATGTATCCTTGTCTGTTCACTGTAGCCACATTATACTCGGTTGACCAGAAAGTGTCAACCACAAAATTAGAAGAGAGTTCCCAGGATTCGTGCCCGATCTCGAAGGATCCGCCGGCGTCAGCTGCAGGTCACTCACAACCCTCATAATCGATAGAATACCCTGTTCAGGGAAAATTGTCAACCAAAGAAAACCTTGGCCAGCTCGTAGGAGCACTTGTAGTTCTTGCCGTCGCTGCCCTGATAGATGAAGGGGTACTTGATCTTCTTACGATCATAGCGAACGAGCTTCTTGCCGTTGATCACGACGTTGGCCCGGAGCTTGTAGATCTTCTCCATCTCGAGGGCGAACATGTCGGAGACGATCTGGCTCTCGGTGACTCGAGCCACGACCCCGATCTTGGCCTCACCGGCCGAGAACCGGATAGAACCGGCCTGGAGGGTGATGCCGTGCTTCTTGGCGATCACGGCCATGGCCTCGTCGAGCTCGGCGCGGATGACGGAGAGGTTGGTGCGGGTGAACTGGTCGATCTTCATGTGTGTGTCCTTGTTCATCATATAGACTATTCTATCACAGTCCGTGAAATATGTCAACCGCTATTTTAGCGATTGAGGAGCTGGAAGCAGGTGTCGTAGGAGTGCTTCTCCTGGCAGGCCGACATGGCCGCGCTGTCGATGACGTTGAGTGCCACCAGGATGGTGAGACCGATCATGGTGATCAGGATAAGAGAGCTCTTCATGTTCTACTCCTTAGACGAAGAGGGGACGCATCTTGCGGACGACGAGGCGGAAAGCCGCCTTCTCGAGCGGAGAGAGATCATCATTCCAGGCACGCTCGGCAGCGATGTCACGCATGATCTCGTCGACGTACTCGAGGCCATCGAGGAGGTTGCCAGTGGAAGAAAAGGACTTCATGATTTCCACGGCACGTTCAAAAGTGAGTTCGGTCATCGTCTGGTTTCCTGTTTTCATCATATAGACATTCTACGACATTCTGTGAAAAATGTCAACCGCTATTTTCAGTAGGTCTCTTCTTCGTTCATGTAGATGTTGTAGGCCTCGGCCGCGCAGCGACGGAACTGACGGTCGGTGCACTCCGAGAAGTCCAGGTCGGACCGTTCCATGATCTCTTGGACCATGAGGGCCATGGGAAGCTCGATGTCGAGGAGTTCCATGATCTGACGGGTGTAGATGTTCATGTCGTTCCGTTCCTTGATTATGATTAAATCTACCATGGATCTACTAAAAAGTACATAAAAAAGTGAGCCAGAAGCCCACTTTTTTTAGTCCAATCAAATCAATAACTTAGGGAAAAGCCAAGGAAATCAACGGCTTAGAGAAAGCCCAATAAGATCAACAACTTAGACGGAGTCCAATAAGATCAATGGCTTAGCGACTCAGCAGGTGCTTGACCTCTTGGCGGGTCGGACGACGTCCCAGGTTCTTCCTGAGGAAGTTGAACTCCTTGGTGTACTCGACTTCCACCATTCGGACGACCGGATCGTCCGCCGACTCTCCCATGAACAGGAAGGCGTTGGATAGCTGCTTGAACATAGTTCTCTCCTTTTAAGCGAGCAAATTAAGAGGGAGCCCTTTCGGCGCTCCCTCGTACGTAAGTATATAGGTCGGATGAAATTCTAGCTATGCACAGAAGGTATAGGTACTCAAACGGTCCTCTTCTTGCCGATCGTGTACTTTGGAACCAGGGTCCACTCGTCCTTCTCCTTGAAGGCGATGATCTTGATCTGGGAGAGGGCGGCCTGGGGCTCCACGATCTTGTCCTTGGAGATGACCTCCAGCAGTCCCCACTCTTCGAGGAGCTTGACGATCGTGTTTCGCCTGCCCCTGTCGCCCTCGTCGAAGTCGGAGCTCTTGCCGTCCAGCAAGAACAGCTCCTTGAAGTGGGTGATGTAGTACTTTCCCTGCTTGTGGAGGATGTGACAGGACTGGTATAGGGTCTTGTCCTTCTTGGACGCGACGCCGATCCTGGACAGCGTCTCCTTGATCTTCAAGAAGTCCTCGGCGTTCTTCAGCCTGACCTCAACTAGGGAATCTACTACACTCATGTGCCACCTTTGATGGTTCTCTTTCTTATATCGTCGAGCTGGTCTCTGGTGAGGACTCTGAGGGCTTCATGCACTTTCTGCGGACTCATTCCAAAGTACTCTGCGAGCATCTCAGCGTCGGAGTCAGAACCCGACTTCTTGATCCACTGGTGGTCTCGCTTCATTGACCTGACAGTATTTATTAGATAGTCAAATTGCAGCAGGCCGTCGAGTCCGCCGCGACGGTTCATCTCGTTGGCGTACAGGATCGAGTCCGGGTAGAAGGACAGGGCGCGGTTGACCATAAAGGGATTGTAACCCGCCTCCATCCTGGAAGGATTCTCCGAGTTGCGGATGATGTCCTTCTTGCCGCGCTGGATGTCCTTGACGTAGTCGAACGGGTTGCTCACGTGAACCTCCACATCAGGAAGAGAACGGCGAGCACAGTCAGGCTGGCGAGGTAGAACGTATGGAAATCCATTTTATACATCAGAGCCACTCCGCCTCGACCATCAGGTTGGTCAGGAACGCGGCGAGGTTGATCTCATGGTCGGCCACGAACGCCGCCTTGTACTGGTAGTCCGCGATGAGGAGGACGACCGCCGGGATGGAGCTCGGCTTGAGGATGTCGTGCGCGTGGTCGTAGACCTTGCGGAACACCGTCGTATCCGAGTCGGCGTTCTCCACGATCCACTTGCGCATCTCGTTGAAGTTCTTGGCCTTGAGGCTGGCGATCAGCTTCTTGAAGTTCTCGTCGCTGAGGCTCGACAGGATGCCGGCGTCGATCTTGCCGGTGGCCGAGTAGCGCTGAAGCTCGTTCAGTACTCGACGCCAGTCAGGAATGTGCTTCTTGACGACCTCTGCCACCACAGCCTTGTCGTACTGTACTCCCTCAGCAGTGAGGATGGACTCAACTCGCTTGAAGAACTGACCGGCCAGCTTCGCAATGTCAGCCTTGGCGATCTTGAACTCTACAACAGAACACCGGGAATGTAGTGGCTCGATGATTCTGTTCTTAAAGTTGCATGTGAGAATGAACCCACAATTCCTGGAGTACTCTTCCATGAAGTTACGGAGGGCTGGCTGTGTGGAGTTTGCGTTAAGATAATCAGCCTCGTCAAGGATAACATACTTTCGCCCGCCTGTGAAAGACACGGAAGAGGCGAACTGGAGGATGTCGTTGCGAAGCGTGTCGATGTTACCATTCATACTCCCGTTGATGACGATGTAGTCGCACCCGAGCTCCTCGAGCATGGCCTTCGCCACGGTCGTCTTACCGACACCGGCTGAGCCGGCCAGGAGGAGATTGGGTACGTGCTTGTTGTCGACGAAGTTCTGGAAGGTGGCCTTGAGATCGGGAGGGAGTACGCAGTCCTCGATCTTACGCGGACGGTACTTCTCTACCCACATCGGGTTGTCACGGTTGTTCATGCTGTAGTCCTCTCACAATCACATTTACGAATTATAATCACTATTCACACTGGAGTACAGACATCAATTGAAGGTAGAGTGGGCCTCCGACGCGACGAAGTAGGTGATGTCCTGGGACTCGAGCCTGATGATGCCCTTGCTGGATACGCTGACCTTGTAGTCCTTCGAGAGGAACTTGAGGTTCTCCATCTTGACGTAGGAGTGGAAGGTCTTGTCTGTGCTGCCCACGATCACGGAGTAGACGTCCGCGCTGCGGTTGCTGGGATTGACCGCCTGGAGCTCGAGGTTGGTCCCGTCGCCGGTGATGCAGATCTCTGGGAGGGACATGATCGACAGGGCCTTGACGACCGAGTTGAGGTCCTCGGCGGTGAGGTCGAACTCGACGTCCGGATCCGGGACGACCAGTCCCTTCTCGGGAGGCGTGACGATGAGGCTGGGATCGGCGTAGGTGTAGCGGACCTTCTGCTTACCCGAGAATACCTCGAGGTAGCTGTCGAAGAATCGCAGCTCCGGTTCACGGAACATCGAGAGGACACCGAGGAACTTGTTCAGCTCGTAGATGCCGAACTGTCGCTCGATGTCCTCCTTGATGGTCGCCTTCGCGAAGATCGACTTCTGCATCGACATCGTGGAGATCGTGTTGCCGGGCTTGAACAGCACGGAGGGATTGATGGTGGAGTAGTTCTTAAGGATCGCGATCGTCTCTGCTGAGATCTTCATAGTATAGAGTGCTCCGTTGTTAGCTCGTTGCTTTTTTCTTCATGTCGTCGCTGATGTCGACGCTTCGTAGTGAACCCGTCATGTAGTTCATCGACGCGGTGCCGAGAGTGGACATCGTGGCGTTCAAGTTGACCGGCGTGATGTTTGTCCAGCTAGATCCCTTGATACCGTACTGGTTGGCCACGTCACCGACCTTGTCGAAGTTGGCGCCGAGGAACAGGACTTGATAGTCCCTGTCCTCTAGGTTCTTCACCAGCGCCTTGACGTGGTGCTGTCTGAAGTTCTGCGACTGGTTCTCTTCGCCGTCGGTCATCGTTACGAATACCGCCTTGTCGGGCTTGTCGTCCAGTATCCTCAGCATCATTCGAGCCGAGGCGTCGAACAGTGGAGTGCCGCCTCGAGGCATGGCGTCGTCGTTGGACAGCGACTTCCAATCACCAGCGGTAGTATTGCGGATGACGTCGTAGCCGTTAGAGTCGAACACCGCCATGAATACGTTGGCGTCCTTCGGGAGCTCCTTGACGTACCCGTTGATGGATCCGAGAGCCTCCTTCCAGAGGCTCTCCATGGACCCGCTCCTGTCCAACAGGATGTATGCGTTCATCTTACTCTTCTTTGCCATATTTGTACACCCTATTTCTTACGGATCGCGCCGACGTCAGCAGTAGCGGAGGCACCGACCGCTGCGAGGTCTGCCAGTGATCCGCCGAAGATGTAGGTACCGACGTGGTGCATCTTCATCCACGGGCAGAACCAGGTCTTCATGTTGAGCTCCTGGATCTTCTGACAGAACCAGTAGTCCTCGGAGAGGTAGCGCTTGCTCTTCGGGTCGATCTCGGCCTGGAAGAACTGCATGATCTCGCGAGTGCCGTCGAAGGCCTCGGTGCGGACGTGATCGGGCTTGTAGTTGTACTGAGGGAAAGCCTCCACGAACTTCTCGAGGGTGCGACGACGGATCATCATGAACCCGGTACCGATCTCGAGGACCTCGACCGGCTGGTTGATCGGGATGGATCCCTGACCGCCCTTCGGGTTGAAGACGTAGTCGCCCACGAAGCGCTCGAGGTTCTGCGGGTTCTCATCGGCGAAGCCCTTGTCGACCGCGGCCTTGACCTTCTCCCAGCTGATGCACTTCTTGGGATACGGACCGCCGATGACGTCGTAGTCACTCTGCTCGTCCTGCATGGCCAAGAGGGCGATGACGTCCCTGGGATCGAAGCCGATGTCGGAGTCGATGAACATCAGGTGAGTGGCACCCGAGCGCATGAACTCGTCGCAGCAGTAGTTGCGGGCGCGAGTGATCAGCGACTCATTGAAGAGGAAGTACAGCTGGAGTGGGATGCCGTAGGCGTGGCATAGCGCCGAGAGGTCGGCGATCGACCTGGTGAACATGCCCGCGCACATGCCGCCGTACATGGGAGTGGCCACGAACAGCTTGCGCTTGCGCAGCTCCTCCACGGAGATCGACAGGTTGAAGGCGTTGGGGTTGGGTTGGTTCTGAGCCTGCTCTGCGGGAGTCGGGGTCAGTGGGGTGACGCTGTTATCTTCAGCCATGTTGTTCCTCATTCAGTGTTCATATTGCTTGTACCAGTCGACGAACTTGCGAACTCCCTCGTCGATGGGCGTAGTCGGTCTGTATCCGAGAGCCTGGAGCTTAGTGGTGTCCGACCACGTCTCCAGGACGTCGGCCGGGTGCCTCGGCCTCATCTCGAGGATCGGCTCCTTGCCCAGCTCTCTCGAAATCAGGCGAACGAAGTCCATCAGCTGGACCTGTTCCCCGTAGCCTAGATTATATATCTCTTTCGAGGCGGTCTGGCTCACGGCATAATTGATGGCGCAGTGAACTCCCTGGCACACGTCCTCGACGTAGGTGAAGTCGCGTACCATGTTGCCGTTGTTGAATACCTGGATCGGCTTGCCCTCGTCGATTCCCTTCGTGAAGATGTAGAGCGCCATGTCGGGTCTTCCCCATGGTCCGTATGCCGTGAAGAACCTCAGTCCCACCGCCACCGGTATCTTCGAGGAGATGAACTGACACTCGTTCATTCTCTTGGTCATGCCGTAGTAGTTGTTCTGGTGACCGGGGTTGTCCGACTCCTTCCACGGCAGCGGCTGACCGTGCTGGACGCAGCTCGTCGAGGCGTATACGACCGGGATCGGCTTGGGAAGCTTCTCGATGGCCTCGATCATCACCTGAGTGCGGGTGACGTTGTTGATGATGTAGGGTATCTGCTTCTCCATGGACACGCGGACCGCGGCGTGGGCGGCCAGGTGAACCACCAGGTCGTACGTGTTGTAGTTGATCTCTGAGAAGTCCGCGTGGTGGACCTTGACGCCGGCCAGCTTCAGCAGCTTCGCGCGGTCGTACTTGAGCTTGGAGTCGTAGTAGAGGTCGTTGTAGTCGTCGACTCCCTCGACGCTGTGACCGTGGGCCATCAGCCTGTTGGCCAGGTGAAAGCCGATCATGCCGGCGATACCGGTGATGAGTATCCTCATGGCTTGTCCTTGTAGTGATCGTTGTGAAGGCAGAGGAGGATGTAGTGCATGGCCTTCATCAGGTCCTTCTTGTTGTTGCCGTTCTTCTTCCCGTATCGCCAGAGGTACTTGATGGCCGTGTTGCGGAACGTCGGCGTAGCGTCTCCCATGGCGATCCATGCGTCGAAGCACTGTAGGTCGTTCTCTCTGTCCTCGGTCTGGTAGTGCTCACCATACGTCGACTTCAGGTAGTCGTAGAAGTCGTCCACGATCTTTTCTTCGTTGTACTTGAAGGGGGTCTTCTTCAAGAAATCGTTCGCCTGCATCTCGTACATCACTCCTAACATGTTCTTCACGCTGCATCTCCAAAAAATACGCTCAGTGTCTGGTCCTTACCGCCGACGGCTATCTCGTGCGATTCGTTGTGGTTGCTCTGGAACACCAGCTCGGCGTCGACCATCGGGAGCTTTCCCTCCAGGTACTTCTTCACCTCGGTCGCCATGTCGGTCGCGGTCTGGACCGGCACGTTCTGACAGACGTGATTCGAGTTCTTCTTGGGATCGATGAGCTCCATGTCCTCGGGCATGCCCATGATCGCCATGGCCTCGCGTGCCGTGATGTAGCGGTTCTCCACGGGATGAGTGAGAGAGTACGGGTAGTGGCCCACGAACGCGCCGATGTAGTCCTTGGGGACGACGGTCGATCGGCGCATGATGCTCCCGCCGGCCTTGAGCTTCTCGTAACGTCGCTCGCACTTTGGAACTTCGCGGTCGTACCCGTTCTTTCCCATCCACTCTGCGACCTGCTTGTAGTCGTATCCAC